ATTAGGAAGCCAATCATTATTTAATTCTATATCATTATAATTATTTATTATGTCATTATAAAGTGAAATTTTATCTATTATATTTATTTTTTCTGATCTATGGATGAACCATACAATTTCTATAGGGCTCATTTTATAATTTATTTCTATAAAATAATTATGAATAGATAATGAATCTATAATATCATATTGATTAATCATATATAATATATCCCCTTTCATAATTATAATATATAATTAATACATATTTTTATTCTTCAATTTAAAGTCTTCTCCAGTATAAACTCTTATAGGATTTCCTCTTATTACATTATTACCAATCTTCCAAGATTCATTTTCTTGGAAAGCTTTATTTTGTTTTTGCTTTTCATTAAGCAAATAATTTAATTCCTCTAAACATCTCTTTTTATTCATAAATTGAGATCTTTCATCTTGATTTTCAACTACTATTCCAGTAGGAATATGTGTAATTCTTACTGCTGAATTGGTAGTATTTATACTTTGTCCACCATTTCCAGAAGATCTAAATACTTCTATTTTAATATCTTTTGTATTTGTATCTATTATTTCTACTTCTGGAATTTCTGATAGAGTAATAAACCAATTTTTTCTTTTATGACCTTTTCGTATTGGACTATTACAGATCCATTCTATTGTTCCAATAATATTTTTAATTTTTTCATTATCAGAACTAAATACAATAGAACTAGAATTATGATTATAAAATTTAGATTTAGAAGAATTGATCAATCTTATATCATTAAATTCATCTAATAAAGACTTATAGAATAAATCAACAACCAAACAACACTCTGGAGGGGGATTTATTCCTGCTGATATTCTAAATAGCATTATTCATTTCCTCCATTCTTATAATTGTATACTGGTTTAAGAATATTAATTATTTCTACATTCTCTTCAATAGCATCTTTAATAAGATCAATAGCTCTATAAGCAAAAGGTGACTCATCTAAAGTATTCTGAGCAATCGAAGGAGAATAAATTCCCTTCATTGATTCTTTAAACATTGTAAGAGTAGCATGTTTTCTTACATCAGTCCTTTTATAAATTCTTCCACTTCCATGAGGAGCAGAATAATTCCAATCTGCATTTCCTTTACCTTTTCCTATAATAATACCATCTCTCATATTAATAGGAATAATTACAAATTGATTCTTTCTTGCTGATATAGATCCTTTATGAATGATAGTTTTATTTTCATCACTATCAATATAATTATGGGGGAATAATCCATTAGATGAGGTCAAATCGATATCCCATTTCATAGCTTTTAAAATAGAATCTCTCATAACTTGCCTATTTAATAATGCATACATATTACAAAGATTTGCACAATCAAGATATTTATCTCTTAATTGTCCTTTAAGTGCAATATCTTCATAAGCATCATCATTTGATAATAATTTTCTACCTTCATTCATAAAATAAGTATAAGTATCTCCACCTACGGATCTACTGCCAGAATGAATAGTAAGATAGTAATTATCATCATTATCAATATCGATCTCAATAAAATGATTTCCTCCACCAAGAGTTCCAATATTTCTCTTAGCAGCTTTAATATTAATATAATTCATTTTATTAAGAATAGTTTCTACTATATAATCTTCTACTGTATAAGCTAATTTATTAGTATTCTTACAATTTTCTTTAATTACAGTATCTAATTTTTGAAAATCTGATACTGTAAGTTTATGTTTTGGTTTGAACTTAGCAATAGTCATTCCACAACCAATATCTGTTCCTATTAATGCTGGCATTATTGGACTCTTATTACTAATTTCCATAGTTAATCCAATAGGACCAACCTTGCCAGGATGACAATCTGGCATTAATACAATTTTACAATCTTTGTAAATTTCTTTATCACATAATGCCTTAATCTGCATCTGAGCATAAATCTCTAATGGATTTTCTACATTTGCCACATGGCAAATTGCTTTATTATATTTTCCAGAGATTTCTATAATATTATCACTTACTCTCTTAACAAACTGCTCAATTTCTACATGTGTTCTAATTCCCATGGTTTTATCCTTCCTATAAATAATATTATTACTATACTTCAATATTATAATATCTTTTTAAAATAAAATATCCAGAAGAGATTTCTCTCTTCTGGATTGTATATTAAAGTCTACTAAATAAATCTGATAAATTTCCTGCTAGTCTAGGATCTTTGTCTGGATCTGTATTATCTTCTCCATAAAAAGTTTTATTGATATCATCCATTACATCTACATATCCCAGTTTAGCTTGTTTTTCTAAATGATCTACTGGTACATGATAAGCTTTACTAATAGCTTCTCTACCATAAGGAGTCATTTGTATTCTAGTCAAAGCTTTCTGTTCATCTAACATTTGCTGCTTATAAAGATCTTCAAATGTAAGATTTTTTCTAGCATTTAAAATCTTTAACTGTTCTTCTGCCATCTGAACAGCAGCATCTTCTATTCTAAATACAGATGGATCAATATCTTCTCCTTCCATATACTCTTCTTCAAGAGAATAAGAAGTTTCATCATAATGATCATCTGTAAATATCTCAGTTTTCATTAAATGAAAACGAGTAGCAAGATCTTCTCCATAATAGAATACATAAAGAGCCCAAAGATAAGAGAACACAAGGTCATCATGAGCATCATCAGCATGTTCTACTTTACCATTAGGCTTAACTACCATTGTACAAAGTTCATCATAAAGTTCTTTAGTATTAAACTTATCTCTATGATGCTGTACTCTCTGATGAAGAAGTTCAATAAGTTGATTACGTTTTGTTTTAGAAGAGGTAGATCCATATACTTTTACTCTTCTTGTGCGTCTTCTTACAGAAGTGCCATCAAATACTTCTTCATCAGCACGATCTTTAATCTCATAATAAAGATTTTTCTTAATAGAAGTTTTAAGAAGCATCTGTATTACAGATGATCCAAAGCCATATATGTTTAGATTTATTCGCAAGATAAATCCTCTAGTTAATTCTAGACACTCTCATTATAAGTAGTGATCAGATCATTTGTTCACCCTAAAGATAGGGGCAGTATTTTTCTTCCTCCATTAGCTTGAGGTTCTACTCTCCCGTAAGGAGATGGTCGTTGAATGTTTATCATGATTATTTTTATAATATAATAAAAATAATTTTAGATAATTCACTGCTATACTTTGGCTTATACAAAAGACTTAGGATTTAACCATATCTTTATCCAAACTATTTCTTTCTGATTTCTCAACATTCACGTTTGCCTTTTCAAGCTGCGTTGTAGTAAGTTTGGCTCTTGACCAGTGAGTCATAGCATTTAACACTGAAATCATAGCAGATTACTCTACTAGATGAGACTTTAGTTGCTCCATTATTCTCGATATTAACTATAGCATTCTTAGCATATCCAGTTACAAATTGATATATTACATCTGCCAATTCTGGCATAGTAATAAAGTTATTTCTAAATGTAGCAATAACTTTTGTTGTTTCTGAATCTATTACAGTTATAGCAGAAGCATCTCTATGTACACCTGAAGATACGTCGACTCCTATTATCAAAGGATAAGTAGACCCCAATGGTATAGAATCCCAGAATTTCATCTGGAACTGACCAGCCTTACCAAAGAATAAAGTATATCTAGGCTCATCTTTAACCATAGATCCAATCATCTCAAGATCTTCTCTATTAAATGGACTATTATCAGCCATTTTTGCCCATTCAATAAGTACTTCTCTTCTTAACTTACCCCAGTCTCCTTCAAACAGCTGTGCCATCTTATCAAAGTATGCAGCACCTTTACCAAGCATTTGATAAGTATATCTAATATTCATGAAACTAGATCTAGTATTAGATTTAATAAGAGCTATTAATTTATCATAAGAATAGTCATAATATGCTTCATTCCATTGAGTAGCATTTTCTGTAATTCTATATGCAAATTGACCTTCTTTTGTAGTAAGATCTCCAGGTGTAGTAGTGATTAACATGCCATATGGAGCACCATTTCTCTTAGCATTTTCAGATGCCGTAGAGAATGCAGGAGCTGCAGCTGTATATACAATATCATTATATGGTAAGAAAGCAAACTCATCAAAATATAAAAGAGGTACAGTAGCACCTCTTCCTGCACCATCTGCAAGAGAGGGAGTTCTAGCACCAGGAAGAGTAGAAATAAGATTCTTATTAATAGGATTCTGAAGAGTTTCTGCTGTATTTGGTACTCTTATTTGTTTGCCATCTCTACCTATAACCGATTCCATACGTAAATAATCTGGAAGAGCAGACCGAAGGTTCTTAAGAGTACGAAGGTTAGATTTAGAGTCATCATGCTTTTTATTAGCAAACATGATTCTTGAGTTAGTAGTACCAAAATTAAAACACCAGAGATACCAAAGAAGTGCACTAACAGTTTTACCTTGCTGACGACTTATACATACAAATTGGTTTATATTATATACAAACATGTATGACATAGCAAGATTAGCTCTAGTTAATTCATATCTTTTACCAGATCCTGCAGCTCCACCTTCCTCAGGTATCCTAACTACGCTTCTGAGGAAGTACCAATAGTTTCCGCATATCTCACGAAGTACCCGAAGTTTCATTTGTCTCGTGAGCGTAGGATCATATGGATTAACTCCAATTAGTCCAGTATCATATATAAGTAGAAAGAATGCATTATTTTTAATCCCTTTGGCTTTTAAAAAATAATGCATTTTTAAAAAACTTTGATTATCTGTATTATAATCATAATGCACTGTTACTGGCATTGAAGGTGCTGATATAACAGCCATATACTTTCCTCTATATTTATAAATTATTATATTGTAAACT